AGAAACATTTGCCAATTCAAAAACCATTTTTAATTTATTAGTTAATTTTTCATCATCAAGTACAAGTTCTCTTGTATTACGAACTTCTTTATTAAGTAAATTTTTATCATAAGTTCCAGCAAGTTCTGAATCTTTTGATTCTTTACTTTCAAAATATTCAATTAACTCTATACATTGACTTTCTGATAGAAAATTATCTCTATGGATAACAAACTGAAATTTATCATTAGTAATCATTAATATCGTCCAGTCGTTGCAGTTCTTGCTATATTTATTTTATATTTATCTATATTAAGTGAATCCAAATATATATCTTTAACAACTTTATTATCAGAATAATCCTTATCAAAATTACCACTTATTTCAAATGTTTCATCCAATTCTAATTCATTCACATTTTTAATATTTAAATACTTTCTATCTTCTTTATCTACATTAATTTTAAAATCTACTTTCAAGTTAAAATCTGAATTTGGTTTGGTTTCAAAATTAATATTAATAATAAACGAAGTGTCCTTTAAATTAAATACTTTAAAATTATCAGTCATACCAAATTCTAAATTAACATTCTTTTGTAAACTATATATTAACCATGCAAATCCTTTAACCTCATCAATTAATGAATTTATTAAAATTTCTTTAAAAGTAGATTCTCCTGATGATGGTGTTAAAAATGAATTTTTAAAAATAATATCATCAGAAACATTACTTTTATTTCCATCACTTTGAAAATTATAGAATGATGTATCTAATGCCCATGATTGAGCCATTGAAACATCCCCATCCTTAATCATCCCTCTTTTATTAATTTTAAAAATGTTCAAAAATAAATCTGTTAAATGTGATCTCAAATTCCTATTAAAAATATTATTTCTATAATCATTACTTATCCAATTTTTAAGTAAACTTTCATCTTTTGAAATATCAAAAACTTCCCTTTCAGTATCAAGTGGTGTATCCACTAAGACATCTGTACCTTTCATTAAATTAATTCTACCAGTTTTTTCAACATCATATTTAAAATTATGTTTAGTATCAAACAAAAACTTTAAACTACTTATAAAATCAATTGTAGTTTCTCTTGGATAACCAGGTATCCATCCCGCATCAAATACAATTTTATCATCTTTTGTAACTGCATCTAAATACATTTTAATAACATCTGGAGTTTGGTTCTTTTCCATTAGTGCTAAAGTTTTTGGAACTCCATTCTCTACTCCGATATTCATATAAACCAATCCTGATTTTCTTGCTTCATCTAAAAACTTCTCATTCATTTTTTTATGAGTTCTAAAATAACCACCATATCTTATTTTTGGTAATTCTCCCTTGTCAATTAATTCATTTAATACATCAACAAATTTTTTATAATTACTTATTGAACCATTTATCAATGAATCTGTAAACCAAAAATTTTCAACTCCATATTCTTTATTTAATTTTGTTATATCTTCAATTAACTTTTCAGGACTTCTATATCTATACAATCGAGTCTCACTACAAAAAGTACATTTAAAAGTACATCCTCTTGAACCTTGAATTGGTACTGTCAACTTTGGGCCAAAATCTGATGTTTTATCTTCTTTTCTAATTTCAGTATAACCTTTTAAAACTTCTTCACTCCAAGTTGGTGTACTTAAAGTATCAAGGTTCATTATCTGTAAATTGCCAGTATAAACTGGTTTTCTACCACTACGACCTTGTTCTAATACAGTCGCGAATGATGGTCTTAGTTTATCCCACTTCCAAATTCCATTTGTATTATCATAACTCCCAGTTTCTATTAAATCGGTTGCTAAATCTACAATAGTTTTCTCACCTTCATTTGTACCACATCCAACATCTACAAATTCTCTGTACTTTCCTTTTATCAATGATTCATTAGTTGACTGATTTGAACCAAGTTCGCTAAGTCCACCGTTTTCACCATACCAACAAAATGGGCCGCCATACCATATATGTATATTGGGATTAAGTTGTCTTAAATAACGAGCAAGATAATCTGTTGTCATTATATTTGATGAATATGTAGTAAAACTAACTGCATCAAATTCAGATAATTCTTTTACTATATCAAACCAAAATTCTTGAAACAATGGAACAATTTGTTCCCAAAAAACTCCCTTTGTAGACCAAGGATCATCTTGAGTCCATTTTTTAAAATACTCTTTATGATTATTTTTTAAATACAATGAACTCATCATATTAATATCATATTGAGTTGGATTAAACCCCGCCTCCTTTAAGGCTGTATTTAAACTACCTAACGCAAATGAAGGAGTTGATATAGACCATTGTGGACAAATACATAAAGCTATTTTTAAATCTTTTTTGTCCATCATACAAAAGTGTCTCCAACGGCCCAAGTAACTAAGGAATATCTATGTCCATTTGTAATTGGTTTTACTTCATGTCCATAAAATGATGGAAATATTAAAGCCCTGCCCTTTCTTGATTCAATGTGTGTACCATCGAAAAACTTAAATTCACCACCTTGATAATCCTCTCCCTCATTACTTAAAAATATAATTATAGTTAACTTAACTACAGTAAAAGGATCAATGGGATGGAAATCTGAATGTGGTGTATACCAGTCCTCTCCATCATATCTATGCCCCATAAGTTTATTTTTATATATACCTGAAATATTATATTTGAAAGATGTAGTGTTAGCTATTTCAATCAAACTCCAAACTTTATCTAAATATTTTTGTTCTACAATATCAGCAATATTTAACTTACAAATCTCATCTTCCATCGTTGGTTGTTCTTCAATAATAGAATACGAACCTACCTTTGGTTTTGCATTATTATCAATATAGTTTCGTACTTCATTACATTCATCTTCAGTAAAGAAATTATCCCTTGTTAACCACCATCTAAATGATGGATTTTTTTTAAGAGTATCTATATCTATTGGTTTATACAAAAGTATTTCCTATTATAAATTCTTGTAATGAATATCTAACACCACTTGTAACTGGTGTAACTCTGTGAAATAACAATGGACAAAATATTAATAATGTTCCTTTTTCTTTTGGCATTTCATAAAATTCTAAAGTCTTTGGGTCTTGTATTGCTAATTGTGTAGAACCACCTTCATATTCGCTTGGAGCTGATAATTGAAGTATTGTAACTAATTTTCTTCTTGAACTCTCACCATTATTAAAATCTGAATGCCATGTATAAAAATTATCTGATTTATATTCAATCAATTTCATATTATTTTCTGGTTCTTGTATATGAAGATTCCAAGATAAATGATTACACATCTTAGCCGCAATAAATAATTTCTGTTGTAATGAACTATAATCCCCTACAACATAATCTCTCATATCTTTGTGTAAATACCATTCTGTAACATTTCTAAAATCTGTATTGTGATCATCACCAAAGTGGTCATCTAAACAACCTTGTTCACTTTTTTCGGTATTCTTTATTCTTTCAACCAATTCATCACACTCATCGTTTGTGAAAAAATTTGGTTTACTCATATACCACTGCCAATTATTATTCTGTATCATCTATCCAACCTTTTAAATAATCTGCAAAAATTCTATGTCCTTTTTCATTTGGATGTCCATTTTTACAAAATACTTTTTCTAAATTATTTTTATCTTGTGTTATAACCTCATAAAAAGCTTTGTCTGTAAAATTATTAATATTTAAATCTCTATGTGATTTTCCAAATGAAAAAAATAATATGTGTTCTACTCCAAGTGATTGTAAAAATGTTTGGAATAAAATTATATCATACATTTCCCAATCATATTTAGAACGACTCTCTATTGTAAATCCTATAATAAATATTGTTTCATTGTGAAGTTGTTGGTTATTGTAAATCCATTTCATAGTATTGACTATGATTGTTTCATTACTACAACCTGAGATAGATTCATTAACTTCATTAAGATTTAAGTCATTTGATATTAACCGACTAAATCTTTCCTCTTTTTGGGCTTCAAGTTCATCACCCTCAACCCAACTACAACCATTCACATATAGAATTTTTTTATTTAAAACCATTATTTTTTATTAAAATTATTTATTATGCACTAAATAACCCTCAGCATAATAATTGTGTGTTCCATCTACCTCAAAGTTATATACAGTAACCTGTTCATCACTCAACTCAATAGTTTCAATTGTATGTTCCAATCCATCTACATGAAGTATTTTATCTCCAATTGATAAATCACCAGCCTCTACCCACTTACCATCAGTATAAAATGGATGAACAGAAGTAGTTTTAATATTTCCATTTAAAATCATATAATATCTATCAGTATGTACATATGTTTTTGTTACTTTAGAATCAACAACTGAACTTGTTCCTACATCAAATGATTTAACAATATCACCTATCTCTACCTCTTCAATAGATTTTACTCCTTCATGCATTTGAATTTGTGTTCCACCAACAAAACATGGTGGTAAATTATGAACAAGAATATCTGAACCAAAGTATGTATCTATTTCTTCAACATCTAAGGAATAAAAAGTAGTTGTTTCACTCACTAATGATATACTATCTATATTAATTTCTTCTTCAGAACTACTTAAAATTTTCATTCCAGTCTCAACATATTCAGGCAGTTTAAAACAATACTCTGAACCAGATTTTACAAAAAGTGATGCCCCAGTTCCTATTTTATATGAACTATTAATAAGATAATATTGATCTAATTCATCACTTCCCCATCCAGTTACAACTGAACTTGTAAGTTCAGCATTCTCTATAGATGAAGTTGACCAACTCCACATATTACTTAATTGAAATGGGCCTGCTGTATCTTCTGGTTGTCCAGGAATATTATAAGATGATACAATGTCTCCAATTTGAATGTCTTCAACATCTTTACTACTACCATCATGCATTCTAATTGGTGTTCCCTCAATAAAAGTATCAGGGTTATGTAGATAATTTATTTTATACTCATTACTACCACTAGCAACTGGTGTTTTTCTACATGAGTATCCTCTTAAATTAGATGAATCTGAAGTTAAGTAAACACTTGAAGAAGATGTGTGTAAAACCAACCCTCGAATAACATCTGTTTGTAATGAACCTACAATTACATCTGGAACAATATATTCTTCCACTACAGATCCTGAATTAACATAATCTGAAAGTGAACCAGTAGTAGCATCATTTAAATCAAGAAAAGAATTACCCCTTTTTAAATCTGTATTGGGGGATTTCACCACAACATCTGGAACACCTGCTCCATTACTAAAATCTGATGGTAAATCTGCATATTTTCTTGGTTGATAACTATATAGTCCAGAAGAGCTTACATAATTATTAAAACTCAATTTATTTGCTGAATACTCACCAATTGAATTATCAGTATCATAAGATATTTTCATCACAAAAACATTAGCATCAGATGAAGAAATTTCTGGGATAACAACTGGATATGGGTCTACTAATATTTTCTCATATTCTATATCAGCAGAAGATAAACTTGAACTCAAATGTGTTAAAAATCCATCTTGTGGTTTTGCTCCAACTTCAGTATTATCACAAACAACACAAAGTTTATTATAACCACCACTACCTAAAAAAGTATTTAATGCATCAAAATCTACCCAATTAGTATCTATATTTCTCATTCTTAAATTAGTATTTATTTCTGCTAAATATATATCACCATCGGATGCCACCCAATCATACATACCCAAAATACCCTCATTGTTTTGCTCTCCATCCCAATGAACACTCTGTGTAAAAAGATTAGCAACTTCTAAACTTTTGTCTCGTAAAGAACCACTATATATCGTTTTATTATAATCTGCCATAATTTATATCCTTAATTTGGAAGTTTGTATACACTTATAAATATCATATTTCTTTTATTTCTGTAAAAATATTTTCTTTCATAACTGATAGTGCTGGTGTATTCCAATCTTCTAATTTAATTGATGCATAATTATACCCTTGTTTAACGATTTCATTACATCTCAACCATACTAAATCACTACCCAATCCTTTATTTCTATATTCTGGTATTATATAACGATTACATAAATAAGGATATTGTCTATTCCAATCTATAAATGCCCAACCACACTCAGTTAAATAAAATGTCCAATTATCTTTTAATCTACTTCTTAGGTCTTTTAAATTCCACTCTTTCCAGTCCTTTCCAAATGAATCTTTAAAGTTATCCAACTCTTCTGATATTACTTGTATTTGTTCTGAATGAATATCATTGTAGTTTGTAACCACTTGATACTTTTGAACTTCTTTTGGTTCGTAATTACTTAAATCTATCTTGTAATACAAAATTATGTATCACTATCTAAATCTAAACCAGTTCCTTGTAACATTGTCTTTGGAACTTTTCCACAATTTCCACAACTATAAACATCAATCGGTACTAATGCTTCTTTTCCTGTTGGTGATACAATTGCTGATAATCTTTTTATTATCGTGGATTGTATAAACAACACATTATTACATTCAGGATCATCACACCTTACGGTATCTGCTTTCGATAAATCTACCTGTGGTTGTGCTTGTGGTGGTTTTTGAAACTGTCTTTGTGGTTTTGTACTCATTTTATCTCCTTTATATATTTGTGTATATTTCTAAATTTTTATATTTATTTCGTAAAGATTTTACATTTTCTATTTCACTTATAAAATCTTTATATTCTGAATGGCTTTTATTATTTATATTTTTTGTTTTCCAAACATTTTCTGTAAAAGTTCCCCAATTATTTATATGTATAAAATTAACTTCCGTTCTCATATTATTTAATTTCTGAAAATAATCTGACATCTTTATAAACCCTACCATTTCTTTATAATTATTATCTTGTACTACAAATGTCATTCGTACAAAATCTAAATTTGGTATTTCTGTAAATATAAAATGTAAATTCTTATGTAATGTTTTCCACTTACCACCTACTCTAATTTTATTATAAGTTTCTTCAGTACACGCATCAATACTAATTTCAGCAGTTATTCGTGGTATATCATGTAAATTACTTAAACTATTCCACATCTTTTTAGTCCACCCATTTGCATTTGTATGTAAATGTAAATTTCGTGTATCGGGATATTTTTCCATATTAATAGACTTTAAAAGATTTCTCCAAAACTCTCCACCGAATCCATCTCCACTTGCAGTAATATAAAGTTCATTTGCGTCATCCATAGCATCACACAATATTACCTTTTGTATTTTCTCTGAGTTCTCTCTTTCTTTTCCCGTTGTCTGTATATAATCTAATCTACAACTTGGACATTTCAAATTACAACTTCTATCATGTGAAAATATAACACATTCTGGACCCCACGGCAACTTTACCATCTTTTCAGATATAATTTTCTTCCACTTCTCTTCACCATTAGGATTTATTTCTTTTGCATTCCATAATTTATGAAAAGTACTCTCATCATAAATTGGAAAATATCCATTATCATATATGGTTTCATCTACATCTTCATTATACCATCGATTTAAAAATCCACATTCAGTTGAATCACAATACTTAAAATCACCATCATGCATTGATTGTCTTAATTTTTGTGCAACTTCACCATTCCAAATATCATCCCATTCATCTTCTAAAGAATTTCCAGAAGGGCCACAAGTTATCCATGCATTAACCCATCTTTTTTCTTCCTCACTCCATCCACCTGAAACACATTGCCATACTTTTCCATCATGAAAGAATTCTGCATTCCTGAATGGAGCTACACAAAATCCTTTTCTCATTTTATTTTTCCAATTACCTCAACGAACATAGCCATAATATTAATCTCTTTATCCACTACTATAGCATCACTTTGTTGATATTGACTTAATGTTAAAATACATTCTGCAACATGACCTCTACCCCAATCATCTACTGTGTCAAATAGTAATCTAAATAAATCACTAAAGTCTGTTATTTTGGAATCTGCCAATACTTGTCTAATGTTTTTAAACGAATTCTTTTTATCTTGTGTTTTTAAAATATCTAATACTTGGTTCTTGTAGTCATTCTGTATTGCCATTCCCTCATCAATAACAAGTTTACCATTTACAACTTGTCGTTGTATAGAATTTATAACTCTTCTTATATCTGGATAACCACCATTAACTATCGTTACAATGTCATCTACTGTTGCATCCACCTTTTCATTCTGTAAAATATTTGAAACATGAAGTGCAACTTGTTTCCTATCTGGTGGTATAATTTGAAAAGATTGACATCTCGATTGAATTGGGTCTATAACTCTCTCTACGAAATTGCAGGTTAGAATGAATCTACAATGTTTACTAAATGTTTCCATCAAGTTACGAAGTGCTGCCTGTGCATTTGGTGTGATGTAATCACACTCATCTAAAATGATAATCTTCATCTCTGCAAACCCAAGTGTTGAGGCAAAGTTCTTTACTTTATCTCTAACTATCTCTACACTATTCTCATCTGATGCATTAATATATAGATAATCACAATCTATATTATTAACAAGTAGTTTTGCGAGAGTGGTCTTACCTGTACCAGCTCTTCCGTACAGTAAAAGATGTGGTAAGTCGCCACTCTCCAGATAAACCTTAACCTTACTCTTTAGATGTTCATTTCCAATGTAAGTGTCAAGGTTTGAAGGCCGATACTTTTCTACCCATAAACTATTTTTAATTTCTTCCATTATAACTTTTTCCAAATCCAAATTGGTTCACAAAATCTTTTATCTTTGGTTTCTTCTGCCTTCTTAATCGTAGAGCCATGAAACCTTTCATCTGATGCTCTTGCCATTCCTGCTCCACCACTATTTGGTCGTTTAGCCATTTCCATTCCAATACAACCTTGATACTCTGAATCACTAAATGTTGATAAAAAATCATTCATAGGATTACAAATCTCTACCATATTTCTTTGTGTTCCAGTTCTAGCAAATACATCAGCAATATTCACTAATAAATATCCACCACTCTTAATAGAAACCCATAAATTTTCAATAGTTTTCTGTAAAAAGTTTTTATTCCAATCATCTATTTCTTTATATCGTACCCAACTTTGAGTATCTTCATAACTATATCTTTCTACTGAAAAATATGGTGGTGATGTAAATACGGTATCAAACATATTTTCATACACTTTAAAGTCCACATCCTCTGCGGGGGATTCAATAAATTCACAATCCTTATCGACTTCAAAAAACATATTTCTATGTTTTTCATAGAACTCTTTTTGTTCTCTGTAGATAGGATGGTTTTCTTTTCTTGGATCTATTCCAAGATAATACTTACCACTTTCACTACCATAGAATCCTGCTAATCTATCACCCCAACCTGCACTAAAATCTAATATGTTTTCACTACCTAACTTATCGTATAGTACTTTTGCCACATTTGGTTTAAACTGTGAACAAATGTACTTTCTCAAACTTATCATAACTCTAAGAGCACCCTTATTTATTTTGGGAAGTTTTAAAGTATATGCGGCACCCATTAATGTAGTCATAAACTTATAACTACCCCAAGTTCTAATTGGTCCTGGTGCTATTGTTCCATCCACACTCCATCGATTTTCTTGTTGAAAGTAATTACTTGAAGCGTTACCTGTATTGATTCGTTTAAAGTATTGTTGTTTACCTTCGAATGTTAAATCATAACGATACTTTGTACCCTCTCGTGCAAACCACTCACCATCTACCAATAAATCATTATGTCTCATACCTTTAAGTTTCTGTAACTCTTTGTATGCTCCATTTTCTGAAATGTTCATGTATGGTGGTGGATATGTCATTGCAACTTTTGCAAGACTTTCTCGTACATCTTGTTTTTCAAAGGTGTTCTTTATGTATTCCCATTCTTTCTCTTCTATTGAAAGATAAGGCTCCATATCATAGAACTTATCAAAGTAAGATAGGTACATTAGCTAACTTGTTGTGTTGCTACCAAATAATATTCTGATTTGTATTCATCCACATTAAAGTTTATTTTACTCAAACCTGCTTTACTAATCTTTAGAGAAGCACCTGTACACTCTTTATTTGCACTCAATATATTTGAAAACATATTAGCATTAAATGAGATTGGTTCAATTTCTGTATATTCTTCAACTTCAACTGGAATTGTAATACGATTACTTGCAACATTACTATAACCTATAACAACACTAACCTTTCCATCTTTTGTTATTATTGTAAAAGATTCACTATCTGTAAGAGCACCCTTACCCATAATGAATGTATTTATAAAGTAAGAATTTACTTTAATATCTAAATCAAATTCACTTGGTAAGTTTTTCAACGCTGGTGGTGTTGGTATTACACTTAAATCACTTAACATATACTTTGAAGTAGTATTATATTTAGTGTCTTTCATGTCAATACTAATAAACTTATCACCCGAAGATGTTAATTTAAACTCTACATCATCACTTAAAACTGATAATAATGCTAAAAGTTGTGGTGTATTATAGACTCCTAATTCTGATGCATCTACTCCAGAGAATTTATCTACTACTACCGAACCAACAACTGATTTATCACCTGAGATAAACCTTGTTGATAGTTTTTTTCCATCACTAATCCACTTAACAGATTTAATTTCTCCACCAAGTGCATATTTGTTAATATACCTAATTAGTTGTGTTTTATTCATAACCGTTTGTTCCTTGTATTATTGTTCCTATATATACATATATATAAGATTGTTCAAAATCAAAAAAATCTTTCAATAGATTGTTGTTTGTCAACTACTGCTTCCCAACCCATACTTTCATAGAACATACCAAGTTTTTTACTCATAGCCTGCTCGAACATTCTACTACTATCTATCTTATTTTTGATTAAATCTAAAATTTCTTTTGGGTCTTCATACCCCTTATAAGCTATGGTATCAAATCCAAACTCATTATCTTTTAAATAAACCCATCGTATCTTTGTTCCGTTGGATATCTTTTCATATTTTCTACCCTCGTACCAATAATCTAATAATGAATTGTAATTTATAGCCGCCTTAACATGAACAGGAGCACCTTTCTTGTATTTAGCAAATGAACTCTCTTCATCTCTTTCAATATACTTACCAATACCCTTTACACCGATAGGATTTGCCATTACATCATAAGATAGATTGTGCATATTTCTTTTGAATATTGATATTCTCTCATCAATTTTTTCTTTTGGTACTTTTGCCAATATATCTTCTAAAACTTTACTTAATAAGTCTTTCATAGCTACTGCAAAATTACTACGAACTGTATCTAATCCTTTTACTTGTATCTTATTCACTTTTCTACCAGCATCATTAATAATATTTAATCCATATCTTTTCTTAACAATAAACAATGCTGTTTTAGCAATAACTTCTTGTTTGATATCAAACTCGTGTTTATCAACATTAAGAAACTTCTTAGAAAAGAAATCATAACTTTGATTCAAATAGTCTTGTACTTCACCACACACTTCCATAATTCGTTGTGTCATCATTGTTTCAGATAGTTTCTCATTTGGAAATCTATGTTCAATCAATGGTACTGCGGATGCGAAAATAGAATCTGTATCAATATAGATAACATAATCCTTATCTGTACCTAACTCTTTATTATAAAAGTGGTTAGTAATCTTCTTACTGAACTTAATCAATGATTGACCTGTAAGTGTGGTTGCTTCAGCATTATCAATATCATAAAATCTAAATACTGGTAAACCCAATACACCATATAATGAGTTTAATAGAATCTTCTGTAGATATTGTCGTCTATCAAAGTATTCTTGTTTTTTAGTATCACCTTGTTCATGAAACTTCTTTACAAGTTTTCTCATCTCTACTCGTTCATTAAACCACTTTGTTAATAGTGCTGGAATCAATCCTTGTCTATCTGTACGATACATTATACCATTACTTGATATACTTATTTTTTGACTTTCTAAATAATCTTTTAATTCTATTTCAGATAATTTACCAACCTCTTTTCCATTCCTATTTTTAACTTGATATGTTTGTTTATGAGATTTTTTTATATAATTATTTGCATCCCACTCTTCAACCTTACCAATCTTGGTTTCTGGTGAAATGTTTAAACTACGAATAACACTTGGATACATTGATGTAATATCTAAATCAAATACCCACTCGTGTCTACCTCGTTGTGGTGATTGTACATAAGCACCTGCAAATTTATCTTCAATCTTTTTAGGTCTTGGTGGTTTATTGGGTGCCACCACACCAATCTTTTTCAGATATACTAAGATAGCTCCCTCTAAATATCTTGAACTCATAAACACATCTTCATATGGTACATGACCAATATGAGCTATACCACGAGCAATATCAATGAAATCCAATTTTTCATCTAATTCCACGAGTATTTGAACATCTCGAATATTATAATTTACAAACTTCTGTAAATCTTTATCATATAAATCATTAAGAGTTCCTTCATATTCAATTTTTTTCATACCAACTTCTTTTTCACCAATGTAATCTAAACGATAACTTGATTGTTGGATGGGTGAGAACTTTCTATATAAATGTAAATAATCCATTTGATTAACACCAGCAATAGTATACTTTTTCTTGTATTCACTATAAAAAATTTGTCCAATTGGTGATAACATAGTTGCTACATCTTTACCCAATACTCTTACTGAACGATTATATAAATAAGGAATATCAAAACTATCACTATTCCACCCACTTAATATTGTTGGTTGTATTTCCGAATATTTTCTATAAAATGAAGTTAACATTTCATACTCTGTAATATAAAACTCAACTATCTGATTATCTTTTGTATAATTCTGAATTTGTTTTTTCTCATCCAACACATACGCAAAATATGTCTTAGTTATCTCGTCATATAATGAAATTGAAGTTATTTTATTTGGAGCTTTCATTGGATCAGGAAATCCCTCTGTAACCTCTACCTCAATATCAAAAAATACTTTTCTATTTCCAATGGATGGTTCATCTGAATCCATATATTGGTCAACTAAAAATCTTGTAGTTTGTGGTACATCACTTTCGTGTAAACCAGGAGTGTTATCTTCCCATTGGAAAATCTTTTTAACTTTATCACCATCAAGTGTAAAGTGTTGTCCTGTTGAATTTTTTATATAAGCGTATTTTTTATATGGGATTACTAAATAACCCCTTTTATCATCCCACAGATGAATTTTCTGCTTTCTCATTTCAAAATATATTGATTGATACAACTATGTAATTCTCCAATTTAATGTCTCTTAATATAACACTTTTTTTTATAATAGTCAAGCCTTATTTACAAATAGTTTCAACTAATTTTTGTGAAACAATATAAGGATCACAGTTTGATGATGGTCTTCTATCTTCTAAATAACCACATTTATCTTTATCTACTTGCCAAGGAATACGAATGGATGCTCCTCTATCTGAAACTCCCCAACTGAATGTATCTATTGCTTGAGTTTCGTGTAGTCCTGTTAATCGTCTTTCGTTTCCTTTTCCATAAACTTCCATATGTTCTTTATGAACCTTTTCTAAATCCATACAAGCTTTAAATATAAATTCATCTCCACCATGTCCTCTCGTATACTTGGTAGAAAAATTGGTATGACAACCTGCACCATTCCAATCACCTTCTATTGGTTTTGGATCCAATGAAACTGATAAATTATTCTGTTCACAAATTCTTTCCATTAACCAACGAGCAACCCATAAATCATCACTCATATGAATTGAACCACCTTCACCGATTTGGTATTCCCATTGCCCTAACATCACTTCTGCGTTTGTTCCACATATATTCACCCCTGCATAAATACAAGAGTCCGTATGTTCTTTCATAATGTTTTCACCAATGTTTCTACCACAATAGTAATCACCTTGTGGTGGTGGTTCTCCTACTTCTGGCCATCCATATGGTTTATTGTTTTCATATAAGGTATATTCTTGTTCAAAACCTACCCATTCATCAATATCATCTTCTATATCTATAATGGTTTCTTCTAACATTCTTCTTGTATTTGTTGGGTGTGGTGTATCATCTACATTCCACACTTCACATAAAACTATTGAACCATTGTCGAAAGCTTCCAATGGATTTTTATAAACTCTTACTGGTTTCAACACACAATCAGAATTATGTCCTTCTGCTTGATTTGTAGAACTACCATCGAATCCCCATATTGGAGCTTCTTCATTTTTACCGATTTCTTTTACTATTTTTGTCTTACTTCTAATCTGTGTTGGACTACTACCATCCAACCAAAGATATTCTAATTTATGCATTTTAAGTTCTCCGAACTTAATAAAGTGGGGAGCAAGATAACTTAGTTAAGCTTACTTATCACCAAGCCCCCCAAACTCTACTTTTTAGAAATTAACACTTAACCCTAAGTTAAAGTATCTTGGTGTACCAAGAAATACTTCAGCATTATGTGCTGAGTGAGTTTTACTCCCATAGCTATTGTATTGACTATGATCTACTGCATCTTGTACATATGTTTCGTCTAATGCGTTAAACACATGAGCAAATAAAGATATGTCATATCCACTAACTGGTAGTTGATATGAAGCATGTAAGTCCACCTTTGAATAAGATGGTGCTTCCCATACTTGTTCTCTGTCTGCATCTTCATCTGAACCATCGTATTCACGAGAATCAGGACTCCAATCACTATAGTTCTTATCATAAGAATTCCATAGTGCTGAAATTACTAATCCCTTTACAGGAAAAATGGTTGCACCAAGTGCATATGAAGTCTGTGGCATATCACCAACATTCAACCCGTCAAGGGCGTATTGATAATCTGTAGTGGTTAAACCAGTTACATTACCGTTTTCATCATATTCATTTGATTGATACTTTCCATGAGCATCACCATCAAACTTCCAAGTACCAAGACTTACTGCTGCATCTAAACGAACCAATTTATGTAGTTGTGTAGAAGCTTCAATCTCAAGTCCTTGATGTTTTTGTTGAATACCTGTTAAGAAAATGACATCAGTATCACCTGAATCACCTTGTCCTGTGGTTACTGCTTTAGTAAGGTTTCTGTCTTTCCAATCTGTATTGTAAACATTTGCCTTAACAGCAAATCTTTCAGATTCGAAATTGACACCAGCTTCTGAACTAATGAAACTTTCATTATTTGGATCAGAAGCAACCGTACCATCAAAGTAAATCACATTATCCATGATAGGTGGTTTTTCAACATATCCAATGTTAGCAAAAAGACTAACATTATCATCTATGTCGTACATTGCTCCACCTTTGAACTGAGCAGCATAGATAGCATCAGCTTCTATTACTTTATCAGCAACTGAAAAGTGGTCTTGGTAAGAATATTTAATACTTGATAATCCACCCATACCATATAGATTTAGATTATCTTTACTATAATTACCTTGTACAAATCCACCCAACCAATCAACGGTAGTTTCATTGTGATAAGCGATTATATCACCTAACCCAACTCTTTTACCATCTGGTGCGTTATCATCAGCAAAATCCAAATAATAATCTCCACCTAATAAATCACGAACTTCTCGTGCGTGTTCTATACCTGCGGTTCTCCAATCAATACCTACTTGTAACTTAAACTCATCACTAATATCGTAATTAAGTTTAGAAATTACACCATAAGTATTTTGACGATTGATACTATTACGAAGAATACCAACTGATTGATTATTATCAACACCATGTGTTCGTGTAAGAGCTTTCTTATCAACATATACTACTGAATCATCTCCAGAATTATATGCTATAAGACTATTCCAATCACGAGTCCAGGGACCACGACCATAATAAAATTTATAGTCATCATCACCAAGATTACCATCAGCATCAAATGTAGGAATCTTACCATAAGTTCCTGTTCCACCACCAGAACCACCTGACCAATAAAAGACTGAACTTAAACTTGTCTTATCATCTATTGTCCAAAAATGATTTAGATTTACTAATGGTTTGTGAAAGTAGTTTTCTCTTTCGTTTAGATAATCACTTGCGTGTCTATCTTGTAGTCCACTATCAAAAAGTCCACCTACACCATACATATACCAGTATTGTTTACCTTTATATGATGGGTCAACTGGTGACCAGTTTTGATTAAACTTATGTCCTACATCTGCGAACTTACCATCTTCACCAAGTGCTTCAGTATCATATCCATCTACACTTGCAGCAAAATCAGCGTCATAAGCACCGATATTCTGTTTGTATAGATTTTGTCCATGTCGCTGTGGAGCACCGATTGCATATAATTCCAATCGATGGTCAGCATTTACTTGATAACTTGAACCAAAATAATATGCCCAAGCGTCTGTCCATGTCTTGTCAATGACACCATCACCTGTTTTACGAACTACAGTACCACTTAGGGCGAATTTATCACCAATAAGTCCTGAATTGTAATTCAATGTGGTTTTCAGAAAACCCCCTGCACCACCTTCCTGTTTAAACTTACCACCTTTTGAAGCGGAAGCAGGATTTGTGATTATGTTCATCGTACCACCAATTGAGGGGGCAGCCAAGTTAACGGCACTTAATCCACGCTGCATCTGGATAGATTGAGCTGCATCTGCAACTCCATCCCAGTTAGACCAATAGACCCAACCGTTTTCCATATCGTTTTGTGGAACTCCGTTTATCATTACTGCTACATTCCTCTGATTAAACCCGCGAACATTGATACGGGCATCACCCGCACCCCCACCTTGTTGCGTAGCATATACACTTGGTGTAGTATTTAAAGACATTGGTAAGTCTTGTGAACCAAGACGAAATTCAATTTCTTCTTTACTAACTGTAGTATAAGCAACAGGTGTTTTATCATCAGCCCTTGAAGCTAAAACTTCAAGTGCAGACATCTCAAGTGCAGATATTAAAAGTGAGAAGTCTACGGTACTAGCCGTTCCCTCTACCACTTCAACCTCTACTGTATGAGATGCATATCCAATTGAAGAAGCTTTAATTGTATAAGTTCCTGCCCCTAAATCAATAGAGTAAGCTCCATCTGCATCAGCAGATGTACCTAAATCAGTTCCTTGTACTACAATATCAGCCCCAATCAATGGGTTCTTTTCTGTATCTGTAACTGTTCCGACTACCTGCCCATATAAGAACATTGGCATCATCATTGTTAAAAATACAGATATTAGATTATTTTTTTTCATTTATAATCTCCTCTGTTTGTTTGTTTGAGACGCATTTTTTCATAGGTGCGTCAACTGCCTATTCGGGTATGTGAAATCTTAGTTTGCATAATCTTGATCATCGTTATCTCCACTTAATGGTTGAATCTCGCATGAATCATTATTGCAAAATTTATCTATTTCAGCCTCTTCATTTTTAATTACACCAAATGAAAGAGGTTTTAATTTTTTTAATTGTTTATTATAAGTTTTCTCATCTATTGCTTCATATGGCATTTGTTTGTAAGCTCCATAATCATGTCTTGGTAATAATGAAATTCCTTTTAATCTATATTGAAAATAATTCAATACATATGGTAGTTCTTCAGCTTCTGTTTCAGGATTGAATGTTGCCGTACAACTAACTTGGTTATCTGCCCAATGTCGTTGTAAGAATGCGGCTAAACTGAATTGTTCCCAAATCGAAAGTTCAGCCGCAGTTCTTATACCTTCACCAACATCTACTGGAACATCTACAACCATAGTTGTATTCTCCGAACCAAATGCTGGCTCTAACTTATAACCTGCTTTTTTCAATGGTTCTATTAATTCAGATTGATTTGATAATCTTACTCTCCGAATATAGAAACGACTTTCGGGATAATGTAATCCTGGAGTTGCTCCTGCTAATAATGAAACCGTTCCACTTGGTTTTACACTTGTGGTTTTAATTGATTTTGGTATGGCGAACCAATCAGAATATAATTTATCCCATTCTTGTATAACATCATATCCATCTTCTAACCAAGTTTTTAATTTATCTAATCCATGATTAGTAATGAATTGTGCAACTCCACTAACACTACATCCAATTCTTCTATTTCTCAACATAACTCTATTTGTATCACTCCAATGAGTTCTACCAAGTGTTACCGTTTTAGCATACAGATAAGCATATTTAAGTGTTCTTTGATAGTCCTCTAATGAGTCGTGATTGTTTGGAAATGTTTCTACTAAACAACATAACTCATAACTTTCTAATGATTGTTCTAAACAAGGATTTCCACCTGCAACTCTATGGTCTTTATTATCTCCACCATTTTGCATACGAGAAAATTTCCTCATATTTTCTAACCAAGCTAAACCAGGTTCTCCATTATCTACGATTCGTTTTGAAACTTCTGTATAATCCATACCAAGTTCTGCAAATATACTATTGTTTGAAGTCCACCCATATTGTTCTCTGTCTGGATTAACTTTATAATTTTTTAAATCTAAATATTCATCATCATGGGGATCACCGAACACAATCTCTGCTGTTCGTCTTACATTCCCTGCTACGACACATTTACCAATTAGGTTCATTATATCCACAATTGTAGTTACGGTAATTAGTTCTCCACTATTCTTTTCTAATACTTTTCTTATATCTTCGTGAACTTCTTCTAATGGGTCTGGACCACTTGAAACACCGCCAAATCCTTTGATTGGTTCTCCTAATGCTCTAATCTTTGTATAATCAAACTCTACTGGGTGTGAACCATGAAAATAACTTTCTAATAATAACCTTAACGAATCTACCCAACCTTCTCTTGTGTCTGGAATCTGAAATATTGTTGAATCCCTATCTTTATCTATACCTTTAACAAGTATTTCACCAGCACCCTTACAGTCAAATCCAACACCAACACCTAACATACTTGCATCCATTAGAAAACAGAATGGTTTTGAGTAATCTTCTTTAAGTGTTTTAGTAGATACGAATGCACAATTATTTAGAGCTGCATATAATTTCTTTTCTTCTGTGATTGCTGTTCCCATTGCCCATAAACCACGACCAGGTGGTAAAAATTTCATATTGAATATTCTATCATACATATCTTGTGCAGATTTCTGTGCTTGCCACGGATTCCAACCTAATTGATGAGAATTAATCCAATTCCATTGCATTGAATATGTTCCCTCTACAACTCTTTGGACGGTTTCCCACCATCTCTCATTTTTTCCATTCTCTTTTATACGGGAATAGGTTCTCATATAAACCAACTCACCTAAGCCATTAAAACCAAAAGGCGGTTTCTTTCTTTTATACTTATTAATAAAATTTTCTGATAACTTAAACTTTTCCACTACAACTCCTATTTCTACCTGTTAACAACTCGTTTATCTACTTCCTAATATACCTATAATATATATAATATTTTAAACACTATATATACAGTTTTTTAGAAGTTTAAAAAACTTTTTCTTTGAAGTTTTAAAAAGTGAACACCAAGTGTGTACTTTTTATTCAAATCCTTCTCCGTCAAAATCTTTCTTCTTCTGTGCTAATGTTTTTCTAATATATTCATCAGCATTATTCATCTTTCCTTGTACTTCTTTACCACCCTGTGTATTAGTTTCATAGATTTGTATGTAACCTGTATTAGTATTAATGGTTGCTGGAAATGTAATTCCATCTGGACCAAATCTATTTTTAATCACATGGAATCTACCTGTATTTGCTATCTTATCTTCCACTTTTCTACTCATACTCATTACAAAATCTGCAGTCATAACCTTAGAGTAATCTTCTGATACTTTACTAGCATCAATTACATCTTCTTCTAATGATGAACGATTTGCTTGTGAAGCTGTCCATATCGGTATATCAAACTCACCTGCCATACCTCTTAACTCTTCATATACATGCCCAATCTGATGTCTTTTTTCTGTGAAGTTAGATGTTGATTTCATAATATCAGCGTAATCCACAATAACCAAATCTGGTTTTATTCCTTGTAATTCACATTGTTGTAAATGTGCAAATATTGTGTTTACACTTGCTGTTCTCGTTGGATAATATTTGATAATAAGATTTCCCTTTAACTTATCAATTGCTCTCTGTACATCATCCTTGTAGTACTGAAGATTTCCTGTAGGTTGTCCACTTATAATACAATCATATCGTAACCCAACATAAGCCGCATTTAACTCCAATGTATAATGAATTACCGTTAATCCTTTTTTCATAGCATGTGTACCGATTGCCTGTAGTGTCCATGATTTACCAATCCCTGCTGGAGCAACTATCACTCCAAGTTCTCCACCACCTAAACCACCATCCATTAAATCATTAACACTATCCCATGCAGTTGGTTGAGTATCTCTTGCTTGTTTTGTCATTCTTTCTTCAAACCCAGTAATGTATTCGTGTCCGATATCTCTTTCCATACCAGCAGTCATTGCTTTATCTATAATTCCCTTTATATCGTCATATTGTTGAGTTTCCAATAATTCAACTGATTGCATGATTGCATTTTTCATTATTTGGTTCTTACAAAACTCTAATGTTTTCTCTTTAACAAATTCTAAATCTGGGTCTTCTCTATGTTGCCAAGCACCTCTCAATGAATCTACAATTGCTACCTTTAATACATCATTTTCTACATCATCAACCATTATTTTTATTGATTCCATCGTTGGTTGTGTTTTATATTTAACAAAATAATCCTTAATTGATTTAACTAAAAATTTATTTGAATCTGTATCAAAATAACTTACTTCAAGAATATCAATAATTTGTTTTACAAACTTTACATCAGTTAATAAACTTGAAATAATTTTACTCTGAAAGGAAGTTCCGTATTTTATTAATGATTCACTCATGGTGTTGCCCATCCATCATCTCCGTATGGATTTGGAACATTACTCTCAATATGTTTTTCCTTTTTGAATACAAAGATAGGTTCATACTTTGAACCTGAACCCTCACCTTCTCTGGCCATTGTTGATAAATTTAATTTAAGTGTGTTGATATGACTATAACCTATTTTTTTTGCTATTTCTAAAGTACCATTTTCAATATTTTTCCCACTCGAAGTGTTCGCTATATTCAATAATAAATATCCATTATCTTTCGTAGAATCAAAAGTATTTTGTAAAGTTTGAAATAAAAATCCATCTATCCATTCTTGTTCTGTTGGAAATTTAATATAACTTTGAGTTGGTTCATCTGCATACTTTTCAGTATTAAAATATGGTGGTGAAGTAAAACATAAATCTACTTTTTCTTTTGGTTTAAATACTTCACTACCAAGACAATGTAATTCTACTTCTTTACCAAGATAACTAAACTCTTCTTTAATCTTATTCAATCCCTCAAATGTTTTTGTTGAAGGTTCTGTACCAATATACTTTTTAATTCTTTTAGATGAAAGTGCACCTAATAGTCTTCCACCCCAACCACAACTCATATCCCAAACAACTCCATCTCCACCGTAAGTTTCATAAATGTATTTTGCAGCAGTAGGACGAAAGTTAGATACGGTTTGTGTTCCACCATATATCTTTATGTTCTGTCTGAATCTATTCTCTGTCCAATGTGGTTTATCACTATGATTGTAATGCCATTTAATTGTCTTCTTGATAACCTCTTTCAACTTGTCATCATTGTGGAAATTTTCCATTGGTGTGGTTTTTGCATTACCACAAGGAACTTCCCAAAATTGTGGAAAATAACTCCAAGCCAACCTCAATCCATTCATTGTCTGAGTTATCTCATCACCATCAAGTATTTGTTCGTGTTTAAAATTCTGTAACTTTCTTATTTGTTCGTGTTTCTCTTCTTCACGAATTGTATAATGTGGGAATCCATTCTTTCTATAATACTTGAAGATAATCTCAACTGCATCTTCTATTTCTATTTTATCTAAACTACTACATACCTTATGATAATCTAAAGATAACTTATCTTCATCAAGAAATTTACTCAATACACTATAGTCTACTGAACTCATTCCAAGTTCTCATACATATCATGTACCTTTTTATCATAAAATTCTTTTCTTTTCTTTTCACGATATCTTTCTCGAGCCTTTGATTTTATCGTATCTGAATTTCTTCTATAATGCTCCATTTGCCATCTCTTTTGAGCTTCTTTTTTTTCCTTTTTTGTTTTATATTTAATTTTTCTACCCATTTTTTAATACTCCCCTGATTGACAAGTGTAACAGGGGCAATTCCCATACTTATCGGGATCACCTTTGTATTCATTTACATACTCTCTAAAAGTTTTTATATCTTGTGAACCACCATATTCATATAACCATTTACCATATATGTATTCTAATTGTTTTTCTGTATAATCTTTATCCATGAGTTTTCTCCGCCATGAAA